ATGTTTAAAATCTCCCCGATAAAAATACTATTTAGCGTGAAAACCCTGAACTGGTTTGAAAAGGGGGTTTTTTAGCGTTATGTCTGGTTATTCGTACAAATATCGCGAAGCGCGAAAGGTACTCCTAGCGAGTGGCCCTATGTGCGTTTATTGCCGTGTCAAGCCCGCTGATACGGCTGATCATGTGCCTCCGTTGTCGGCGTTTCCTCACCCGGAATTGTGGCATGGTCAACTTGTACCGTCGTGTAAATCTTGTAATAGTCGTTTGGGCGCTAAAATCGTTAATGACCGCCGTAGGAAGGTTAAAAGGTCGAGAGAATGGTAGAAAAGGGCAGACACACGGAAGCGGCTAACGTTGTTTTGGCTACGTTGCCGAACGCTAACGCAGTTTTATCTACTGCCCTGCTTGGTATCGCTGAAGCGTTAGACAAATGCGAAATAGGTGTTTACGATGCCAGACTGTTCGCAGGTCTTATCGTTCAACTGTTTCAGTGTTTAGACCGGTTAGGTGTAGAGGCTGATTCTGATGTTTGGGAACAATTAAGCAAAGAATTATCTAATGGCGTATAAATGTATCGAATGTAACGACGTAGCGGGTAAATATGGATTGTGCCCGACATGTAACACAAATATAAGGGGTGGTAAAATGCCGCAATTGAAATTTAACTATTGGTGTAGAAAATGTGGCGAGGAACGTTTCGCCCATTCGGAAAACGAGTTAGAACAAAAAACAGGCATCAAATATGTAGACGGCGAACGAGTGGGACAAAATCGTTTTATGTGTCGCGCTTGTATCTACAACATGTGTTAAGGCAAATATGAGCGATAAAGCAGAAGAACTAGAAAACGAACGATACGACCCTGTTTTAGATAGTTGGGTTGATATGCAAAAAAATATTCACGATTTGATTTTGGAAGCGTTTATTAACGATGAAACCAGCGCGTTGGGCAACCCCAAGAAATCTTGACCGTGACACTCACGGCCCAGCATTAGAACAGGTGGCTAACCTTTTAGGGTTTGAACTGTTCGAGTGGCAAAAAGAAGTTGCTTATACGGCCCTCGAGTTAGACGAAAAAGGTAGGTATTGCCATCGAAGTTGTGGGGTGACAGTCGGCCGACAAAATGGAAAGACAACTTTACTATTATTTCGTATCGCTCTTGAATTGTTAAAACCTAATTCAATCGTTATTTACACTAGCCAAGACAGAAATAGCGCTAGAAAAAAATGGGAAGAATTTTGTGAGATTCTTTACAGCACGCCATTTAGTAAACGTATTAAAAGACAAATACGCGCAAACGGTCAAGAAGAATTAACTTGTAACAATAACAGCCGGTTTCTTATAGTGACTCCAAACGCAACAGGCGCAAGAGGTTTAACAGTAGATTTAGCAATCATAGACGAAGCGTTAGCCGCTGATTTGCGGTTAGTGTCTGCAATTCAACCAACAATGGCGACAAAAGAATCCGCGCAACTATGGATTACCAGCAACGCCGGCGGGCCGTATAGCACGCTTTTACAGCATTACCGAAAGTTAGGGCATGAAGATTCACCGGCATTGTCTTGGCATGAATGGACACCCTATAAAGACGATTTTGATATTTACGATGAAAACGTTTGGCATGAAGCGATACCTACCCTCGAAGAAAAAAACGGCGTAACACTTACAGCAGTTAAAGAAGCGGTACAAACAACCGACCCTATGATCTTCGCGCAAGAATGGCTGAATGTGTGGCCGTCGCTAGTTACTCAAACCGTTATTGAACCCGCTAAATGGGCGGCACTAGCCAGACAAGATATACAAATTCAAAATTGGATGGTGTTTGGTGTAGATGTCAGCCCTGACCGTGACCGCGCCAGTATCGGGGCCGCAGGCTTAAACGGAGCCTTCACCGCTTTAGAAGTGATCGAGTCTGAAAGCCGTATCGGTTGGTTGAAAGATCGTATTCTTCAATTGCACGAAAAATATAATATGCCGTTCGTTATAGATTCAGGGGCGGCCGCTAGTTCATTAATAGGCGAATTAGAAGAATTAAATATAAATATTGTCCCTATAAATATGCGGCAATACGGCCAAGCCTGTGGCAGTTTCTACGATGCCTGTGAACAAGAAACTATCGCTCATTTAGGCGACGGCCGTTTAGATGAAGCGATAGCCGGCGCTACAAAACGCAAACTTGGTGAACAATGGGCATGGTCCCGTAACAGCAACGTTGACATAACCCCGCTAGTAGCGTGCACCATTGCGAGGTTTGCTTTAATTGCAGGATTAACAACACCAGAAAAAAAAGTTGCTATACATTAACCCCTATACACTAAAGGTGAGACAAACTAGACTATGATAAAACGTAAATATGTCGCATTAGCGGCAGAACTAACAGGAGCCGGTGCAATAGTGGCCGGTTTATATATTCTCTTAAACCCCGCTGTAGGGTTACTTGCGGCGGGCGTGGCGTTAATCGTCATAGGGGTAGCGATAGAACAACATGATATTCAATAGCCTTTTTAACAGACAAACAAGGGCAACAAATATAACGTTGCCTGACCGGTACATACCGCCACAATCCCTGACCGGTGGGTTGAATGTTACAGAAGGTACAGTAATGTCAATACCTGCCGCGTACCGTTGCGTACAGTTAATAAGCGACTCGATAGGTTCCCTGCCCTTCGGCGCTTATCGTGACGATACAAGATTAGATCCCACGCCTGCCATACTTCGCCAACCAGACCCCAACCAAACAAGAATAGACACTTTAAGTTCAGCGGTGTCTAGTTTGGTTATACGTGGTAATGCGTATTTCCTTTTAGGCAATAATGACCGTTTCGGTTTTCCACAAACCGCAATCTTGTTATCGCCTGACGCTGTAACAGTGCAATTGGACTCTACCGGCGCTATATCGTATAAAATAAACGGGAAACAGTACGATAGTTCACAAATCCTTCATGTGAGGGGTGGAGTTATTAGCGCCGGATCATTAGTTGGTAGCGCTCCATTGCAACTACAGCGTCGAACTCTCGCATTATCTTTAGCCGGCGATGAATCGGCTAGCGAAATGCACGTTAACGGCAGTATCCCAAGCGGCGTTATTAACAGCCCTAGCGAATTAAGCCAAGAAGAAGCCACCGAATTAAAAAACGCTTTCATGAAAGCGCACGCCGGCCGGCAAAAATCACCAGCCGTGCTATCAGGTGGTTTAAGTTATCAACCGTTAAGTTTCAGCCCCGACGATTTACAATTGCTTGAATCAAGACGTTTTAACGCAGAGCAGATATGTACGATATTTGGGGTACCGGCTCACATGGTGGGTGTCCCGATCAGTTCCAGTAAAACGTACTCGAACGTTCAGCAAGACGCTAGAAACTTTATTTTATTCACCCTACGCGGCTACATGTCCCGAATTGAACAAGCGTTTAGCGGTTTACTGCCACGCGGCCAAGTCGCATTATTCGACACAGACGATTTCCAACGCGCAGACAGGCGCGAACGCTACGAGGCACACCGAATAGCATTAGAGGCAGGGTGGCTCTCTGTGGACGAAATTAGGCGACTCGAGGATCTGCCAGACACCACACAAGGAACCCTAGAGGTGACGCTATGAACATAGAAACCAGAACCATAGAATTTGCAGGCCTAGAAACTAGAGACGAAACCGACGGCCACTATTTAACCGGTCTAGTCGCACCCATACACGGCCAATACGACAACACAAACTACATAGAAACGTTTACTAGCAACACATTTGACAAGTCAATAAAAGAACGCGGAAACAACATACCGTTACTAGAACAACACGACACCACAGCGTTCCCTATAGGCATGTCAGTAAGGTGGGAAAAATCCAGCGAAGGCCTGATCGGTGAATTTAAGTTAGCCAGCACCCCACGCGGCGAAGAAGCAAGAACCCTAGCCGCCGACGGTATGGTTACCGGCTTATCAGTAGGTTTTATACCAGTAAGAAACAAAACCACCACAGTGAACGGCCGGCAAAACATACAACGCTTAGAAGCAAAACTAGATCATGTTGGTTTAATCACAACAGGCAGGCAAGCATACAGCGACGCGAAAGTATTAGCCGTAAGAGCCTACGACCCCGACGACGAAGAAATCGTACCGCGTTTGGCTCATTGGCGGCATTTACTTGTAAAGCCTTAACGCAGGCTGTATTATTCTTTTTAACGCAACGCGCCGCTATTCGCGCCGGCTCGATCAAGCCACCCGACAGCACCCGAAGCAGGAAAACATTAA